GAGAAAACTAGAATCATATAGATAGCATGACAGCAAGTGCAATACATATGGACTTATATGACATATACATCAAAGGATCGCTAGAGTTCAAATCGATTACGGAAGAAGAGATGGAGGAGAAAATACAAGAATTAGCAGAAGATTATTATAAAGAAGGGTTCCCACATCCAGACGAAATAGAGGTTAGATACCTTGGACATGAAGAAGACTCTCAATAGAGGGTCTTTTTTTTGCTCTAAATAATGATAAATATACCCAGACTATAAAGATCTAGTGCCAGCACAGAAGTTTTCGCAGGGTTTCAAAGACATATCTTTGTCCTTTAAAAAACATCCAGTAACAAGAGACATCCTTTTATTAAAAAATGAGGATGCCATCAAACGTTCTGTGCAAAATTTAGTTCGTACTATTAGAGGCGAAGTTTTTTTCAACGAACTTCTTGGCACAAGAATAAGTGGATCGCTCTTTGAGTTGGCGAATAGTGATTATATCGATCCCATGAAAACAGAGATAGAGACTGTTCTCAAAAACTTTGAACCAAGAGTAAACTTGACTGGTGTAGATTTCAAATCTTTTCCTGATCAAAATGCAGTAGATGTCACAATAAAATATGACATCATTGGACTGTCTGCTCCTACACAATCTGTCAACTTCATACTAGAACCAACAAGGTTATAATGGCACTGCAACAATTTACAAATCTAAACTTTGAGGACATAAAAACCTCAATCAAAGATTATTTACGACAAAACTCAAATTTCAGTGATATGGATTTTGAGGGGTCAAACCTTTCTGTCATTGTAAATCTACTTGCGTATAATTCATATACTTCAGCATATAATACTAACGCAGTTGTAAACGAGACATTCATAGACAGTGCTACACTAAGAGAAAACGTCGTATCACTAGCAAGAAATATAGGTTACGTTCCACGCTCAAGAAGAGCAGCGAGAATGGTTATTGATTATGATATTACTGGTATTACTTCTACAACTGAAACCATAACATTCCAACCAGGTTTGATTGGTAATGGAGCAGTGTCTAATGTCAATTTCCTATTCTCATTACCTGAGAAAGTTACAGGTCCAGCGTATGAAGGAAGAGCAGCAGGTAATTTCGAGGTCTACCAAGGACAATATCTTGAATCTAAATTTGTTGTCAATGATTCTCTACCAAATCAAAGGTATATACTACCCAATAATGGTGTAGACACATCTACTATAAGAATAAACGTAAAAGAGAATAATGCAAGCACAACAGTAACAGAATATAAGTTAGTTGATAATATAATAGGTGTTACATCTACATCAAACATATATCTCATACAGGAAACGACAGATGAGAAGTATGAGGTGCTATTTGGTGATGGTATATTTGGACAGAAGTTGAATAATGGTAATGTTATAGAGATATCTTACATAAAGACAGAGGGTAAAGAAGGAAATGGTGTATCTAGATTACAATTCTCTGGCACAGTGACGAATGAGAACGGTGCTACAGAATCTAGTTTGATTTCATCTATCAACCCACATTCACCTTCACAAAACGGGGATGATATAGAGGATATAAGGAGTGTTAGATACTATGCACCTAGATTATACTCTTCACAGCATAGAGCAGTCACAGCGAACGACTATGAGGCAATCGTGCCATCTGTGTATCCGAATATAGAATCAATAAGTGCATTTGGTGGTGAGGAGTTGACTCCTCCTAAGTATGGTAGAGTTTATATTGCTGCAAAACCAAAGAACGGATCATTTTTATCAGAATTTACAAAGAAACAGATACTATCATCTCTGAAGAACTATTCTGTGGCAGGTATAGTGCCAGAAATAATTGATTTGAAATTCTTGTATGTAGAACTTGATTCTTATGTGTATTATAATTCAAACTTTGTTGGTGATCCGCAGAATTTAAAATCAGATGTCATAAACGCAATGAGTTTGTTTGCAAGTGGCACAGAACTCAATAAGTTTGGTGGTAGATTCAAATACAGTAAAGTTTTATCACTTATTGATAGAGTGAGTGATTCTATAACATCGAATATTACAACAATCAGAATCAGAAGAAACCTAGTAGCACAGTTGAATGTGTTTAGTCAGTATGAGATATGTTTTGATAATACCTTCCATAGAAATGAGTCATCTTATAATATCAAGTCCACTGGTTTCAATATATCTGGCGTATCTGGTACAGTGTACTTCTCTGATCAGCATGTATCTGGTGACACAGGTAATCTCTTCCTATTCCAACTTGACTCTGATACTAATGTCAAGATTTTATCTACCACATTTGGATCTGTGGATTATAAGAAGGGGGAGGTCATAATTGACACAGTAAATATCACAGGTACAGTGTTGTCTGATAATATTATTGAAATACAGGCAATACCTCAGTCAAATGATGTGCTGGCAAGAAAGGAACTGTATCTACAGTTTGACATATCCAATAGTAACTTCTTTATGAGGGAAGATCCTATATCTACAGGTGCAAATACATCTGGTACAAGATACAATCCACAATCAAGTTATAGTAATGGTGCAAAAGTAAGAGGTGCTATTATAACAAGCACATCTAGTGCTACCACACTTGTTGGGTATGTGAATGGTCAACCATATTACGGTGCATTCCATACAATGTCGAATGGAAACCGCATGACAGGTGCTTTCCACTCTGCTTCAAGTGTTCTCATAAGTAGCACTCCGACAACTGCCATAGATAGTTCATCGACAAGTGTGTCACAGACATCATCTACATCATCATCTTCCTCAAGTAGCAGTAGTGGATACGGATACTAATGATACAAACATCATTGACCAAAGTCAAAATACATGAAGTAATCGAGAGTCAAATACCTGAAGTAATTGGCGATGATAACCCTCTTCTAGGTGATTTTCTAAAACAGTATTATATTTCACAAGAACATCAGGGTGGACCTATAGATATCGCTGAGAACCTTGTTGAGTACAAGAGTTTAGACTTTTTGAACACAAAAAACCTTATAGGTTTTACATCAGTTACTAAGTTTACAAGTGCGAGAGATGACGTAATATATGTGAATTCAACCGATGGTTGGCCTAATCAATATGGTTTATTAAAGATTGATAATGAGGTAATTTCATACACAGGCATAGGTTCAACATCATTTGAGGGTTGTATCAGAGGTTTCAGTGGTATTGAAAATAATAATAGAACTAATCAACCAGAATATCTTACATTCACAAATACTGGTGTAGGAACACATGGTGTGGATGCTAAAGTCCACAATTTGAGTAATGTTTTCTTGCAAGAGTTTATGAAGAAACTCAAAAAGCAAGTATTGTCAGGATTTGCTGAGAGAAAACTTGATGAGAATCTTGATCAATCTAATTTTATAAGACAATCAAAAGATTTCTACAAGTCTAAGGGTACAGAGGAAGCTTTCAAGATATTATTTGGTGCACTGTATGGTGAGAAGGTTGAGATGATTCAACCATCAAAATATATCATAAGTCCATCAGATGCTGAGTACAGAGTCAATGAGGTACTAATATGTGAGTTGATAGATGGTGATCCACTCAAGATAACTGGTGAAAGTATTATACAGAAGACCACACCATTAGAAACAAGTGGATCTATCACAGGTGTAGAGAAAGCAGTCTTTGGTGGCAAGACATATTATAAGATTGCATTGTCAAAAGGAACTATCATAGGTAAGTTTCAACAAGTAGGTAAAACATTTATTACAAGATCAGCACCCACTGGATCATCAGTGATAGATGTAGATTCAACTGTAGGATTTGGTGCTACTGGATATATTGAGTTTGAAAATAGAATCTTATCATATTCTGGGAAGTCACTTACTCAGTTTACAGGTATATCAACACTCACATCACCATGTGGTATTGGTTCAACTGTAAGATCTGGTCTTATTGCAGTTTCATATGAGGAAGGTGATCTAGGACTACCTGTTAGATTCAATGTATTGGGCGTTCTCAACAAATTTGTAGGATCTGCAATCAATCAGCAAGAAGAATCCGAGCTCAATATAAAACAGCTGGGAAGAATAGAGAATGACCTGAAGTTTAGTACATGGATTTATAATACATCATCTACCTACGCCATTGAGAGATATACACTAAAGAGTGCTAACAGTTATAACTTCAAACTAGCAGCAGCAAACTTCTCTCTCTATGTTGGTGATGAAATAGAGGTTATTGATCAAGTTGATCCAGATAACAAGTTGAATGGTACTATAACTTTCGTATTCGACGAAGATCAAGATGATTCTATATCAGTCAGTGTACCTACACTTGATACAACAAAGAAATATAAGATAAGAAGAAAATTAAAAATACAAAAAGATAGAACAGCTGACGTACAGAACACATATAACGATGGCAATTCTGTGCATGTTGCTTCTAATAGTTTACCTCATTGGACTATTGATCCACAGAAGAGAATACGTTCTTTTACTAATATTGGTGTCAATACCACTACAGTTGAGATAAATGTTCCTGATCATGATTTCTATGATGGTGATCTTGTGGCGTATTCATCTTCAGGTATAGGCACACTTACCAATCTCAATGAGGGTGAGTCTTATTATGTCAAGAGAGTTGATAGTAGCACTGTCAAACTGGCATTTACTGGAGAGAACGTAAGGAGAGGACAGTTTATAACAGCGTTTATAGGTAATGATATTGGTGCTCAGACATCACATACACTAACACCTGACTCACTCTTTGGTACTGATCTTGGTGCACAAAAGATAATAAGGAAGTTTAGTGAACCTGAATTTGGTGAGGTAAAAGATAAGACAGTGCAGGGTGGTGTTGGATTATTTGCTAATGGTGTAGAAGCATATTCGTATAAGTCATCGGACGTTGTATATTTTGGACCTTTAGAGAGTGTAGAGGTATTGAATACAGGTTCAGACTTTGATATTGTCAGTCCTCCTAGATTGACTGTTAGTCAGGATGGTCACAATGGTATAGGTGCGTCTGTGATAGCACAGGTAGAGGGCACACTACAAGAAATACTAATTGATAATGAAGGTTCTGATTACGAAGAAACACCAACAGTAAAAGTAATTGGTGGTAACAATTCTACAGCCATAGTAAAGGCAAAGATGAAGTTTGTGAATCAAACTGTAGAGTTTGATGCTACATCAACAGGTGGTGTTGTGAATACTTCTACTGATAGATTTGTATTCTCTTCTCCTCATAATTTGATCGCTGGTGAACAAGTAATTTACGAAACTAATGGTAGTACACCCATAGGTATAGGTGTAACACCAGGTACATTAGTTGATACTGCACCATACTTCGTTGTAAAAAATAATGCTAGTACTATAATTTCACTAGCAGATAATAAAGAAGATGCTCTTGCTGGTATAGGTACGATTCCAATTACTACAAATGGTGGTGGTATACAAAGACTTAGAACTGTAGATAGAAGACTGAAAGTTGATAAGATATTAGTTGAAGATTCTGGATTCTTTAAGAACAGAGAAGTGCATACAAGCACTGGTATCAATACATTCACTGATACTATCAATATAAAATCTCATGGATTTAGTAATTCTGAGACTGTCAAGTATTCTTCTACTGAATCTGCTATAGGTGGACTCACAAACAATAGTCAATACTTTGTTGAGAAGATAGATGACGACTCTTTCAGATTATCTGACAATAAGGATCTCATATCATTCATAAGTTTGACTGATGATGGATTAGGTGAGCACATTTTCCAAGATCCTCCAATATCAATTGATATAAGTGGTAGAAAAAGAGATGAATCTGATACTTCAGATATCACCACTGCTACTCCTGTCATAA